ACTTTATTAGCGATACTGTTTGCCTCCTGCCTATCCTCTACTGGAATAGGTAAGTTTTTACCTGTACTGTTAGCTTCTATTTCATCGTCGGTAGTATCATCCTCCAATGCTATAGCATGTTGATTAAATCTAATACTATTTGATCCTAGTTTGTTATCATCCTCAGAATTTTCATCCTCTACTTTTACATTTTCATCCCCAAGCCCAAAAGCATCCATGAATCCTATACTTACATCTGCTCCTGCAGGTTTCTGAGTACTTTCATTAACACTAGGACGGAAACTCAATACTGGTTCACTTTTGTATCGGAAGGTCCTAATTGACTTAGCATCCAACTTCCTTTTTTTGAAGAAAAGTTTATTATCTTTTATGTAAAATATAAAGCTCCCTCCTTCTGCCCGGGTAGTTAGGTATTTTATAAATTCAAAATCTGTCCTGTTTGCTTGTGGAATAGCTTCATATACTTTCTCCGTAGCTTCGATTTTAGGAATCAGTCCATGAAATGCTGCTAATTTAGCTACTATTTGGCTTATAGTTAGTTTTTTCCAAATCTTATTACTATCCCTTTTCTTCATCAACAATCCCCTATCAGTTGCCGTAATCTGAATATTAATTACTTCTGCAAAAGTTGGTATCATTCCAGAAATTCTAGCTACTCTCTTTGGACTAACCTTGCCTCCTTTGTACCCATATTGGAATACAATTTCATTCCCTTGATTAAAACTTGGGTTATCTACAGTAGCTACATCACTATCCTTTATGGTAAGTTTAATTAGATCATCTTTTTCAATTTCATCCTCAAAACTGAAATCACTAACTAGTATACCAATTTCCTCACCGGTTTCGGTTACCTTGATATTATAAAAGGGAGCAGCAGGCGAATTTGACATTATTGACCTAGTTCAAGTTTAGCATTTAATACATTGGGGATTAGTATTTCACTACCTACCAAATCCACTATATCCAAAGGGTTCTGTATGGAATTTGCATCAGCTATCAAAAACCAGTACTTACTAGAATCTTCTACTGAATCATTATAGAATTGAAAAGCAATACTGTCCAATCTATCCTTATCCTTCACAATATGGTAATCATCCTCCAAATCCCCTTCCGTTTCGAAAATTTCCCTTTCAAGAACCTGCTCTCCATTGTCGAATTCAACAATGACTCCATTTGCATATAAGTTATTTTCTCTTAATTCTAGTGCCATTATAGTACTTGGTCAAAGGTTAAATTACTGTCGGGATCCTGCTGTAGATTTAATTGTATAGTTGCCCTTTGAGGCAAAAATTCCCTGTGTCTTTGGAAATGACTGTAGGTTACATTAACTGATGTTATTATCCACTTATCAATATCATTAACTAGATCCCCAAATATCAATTTTACTTTCTCTGGTCCATTCCTATTTCCATCCCCATAAGCAAACCTCTTCAGTAAATTTGCAATATCCCGGACATCTGTCCTGTCCTCCCTGTCTGAATAGAATTCCAAGGCCAAAGGCATCGTAGTCCGTCCTGATACAAAGTGAGGGATTGGATCATTCCTACTCACTATTACTGCATCAGAATAATTAGCCTTACGGTCAATTTTCACATTCTTTGGTACAAACTGAAACTCTACTCGCTGTAAAGTTCTCAGTCCTATCAAATATAGTTTTCCATCTGTAGTATTAAATCCCATTAGTCCCTAGATTCATCTATTTCATTCATTTCAAGTACTTTCTCATGCAATATATCTCCATCAATAGTAGTAGTTATTTTAATTTCCTTAACTATCTCAGTAGATTTATCAATTATAGTAGGTTGCTGAGCTGCTGCCTGCTTCGCCTTACTGGTTGCTGCTGCCTCTCCTATCTCGGAAGCTGTTCCGGCAGTACTTACCCCTCCGGCTTCTCCTGCCTCTCCTGATTCAACTCCTATGAACCCTAGCAGATTTTCTCCGAATGGTAAAGCCCTTATAAGGTTTGTCCAAAATCCTGTTAATCTACTCCATGCTCCTTTTATTCCCGACATTATTCCATCTACGAATTCTGATCCTATTTCAGCTAATCCCTTTTCCCCTGTAAATAATGCTGTTACTGAATTGAATAACCACGCAAAAGCACCCACTACACTACTAATTACCCCTATGATTGTTTCGAGGGCAAAGATTACTACCTCCAAGGCTACCTTGAATCCAAAAAATAAGAAGTCAATTAAAATCTTACCGGCTGTCAACCATGTTTCTATACTAGTCACACTCTTATCCATTTGATTATCCATAAGTCCAAAATGTACAAGTATCTTGCCTACTGCACCAAATAATTTACCTAAGTTGGTAAACAGTGGTACGAAGGCTTTTCCTATCCTACTGAAAGCGTTTTTAATTATTCCAAATAGTTTTATAAATCCCTGACCTACTCCCTTCAAAAATTCCTTTATCCTCACTACCCAAGTGGCGATAGTAAGTACCAATTGAAGTATCCCTAATTTTTCTAAACTCTCGGCCATTGTTCTGGATAATGTAAAGGTTTCTCCATTCCAAGTTTTAAATATTTCTATAATACCTAGAATTACCCCTCCTGCTTTTTGGAGAAAACCAAAAAAACCTTCCTTAGGGTCTGCTCCTTTCATTACATCTTGAAATTCGTTTATAGCCCTCTTTGCTAATAATACCCCAACAATCAATACCCCGAGTGCTCCAAATACTAGTATTCCTATCGCTGCTGCCAAAGCCATTACCTTAGGACTTCCATCATCAAAAGCTCTAAACATAAATATAGCTACAGCTCCAACTATCAAGGCTGCTGCAATAAATGGGAGTAGTGGTGCCAAAGCTGCCCAAAGTACTGGAATCAGTGTAGCTGTAGCAAGCTGCCACAAGCCTATCATAACGACTACTGCACCTCCAACAGTTAACAGTACTCCAAGCAGTGCAATAGCTCTTATTAACCACTGCCCCAATGGAGAAGAAACTACTTTTGCTATAAATTGAAATAATTTCTCAAAGCCTGCTGCAAGTATTAATACGGTAGGAGCCAATGCTTTCCCTATCTTGGAACCAAGTTGCCCAAATCTCTTACTTGCCTTATCTAATACTGCCTGTAAAGTTGTATTCTTAGCATTAAACTCATCCATTATAGATCCTGTACCCTTCAAAGCTTCTCCGGATTGCTTAATTCTCTTATTAATCAATTCAGTATTAGATCCTATCTTTAAGAATACTTCCGCTATTCTAGCTCCACTTAACCCTAATTTACTTAATGCACTGGCCATGCCTGTTGCAGTAGGCTCCTGAGATTTTAACCTCTCAGCAAAGAAAGTCAAAGCACCTACAATATCCCTATTAACCATTTTCTTGAATTCTCTAGCATCTACTCCAATGGCTGCAGCGAACTTATCATAATCCTTCGCCATTTTCTGCATGGCCAAGGGAACATTAGAACCGGCCACCTCTGCCCTTACTCCCAACTCATCCATCGCAGTAGCCAAACCAAATAGCTGAGGACTCGTAGCACCTAGTTCCTGGCCTAGTCCTGCCATCCTACTGACTATATTGACAATATTACCCTCCAAGGCTGAAGAATTAGCCCCCATGAAGTTTAATGCATTACCTATGTTAAGTAAATCCTTATCTATTTCATCCGTCCTTACATCGCCTAATACATTTCTAAGTTTAACAAGATCCCTAGCAAGTTTCTCCGGAGACTCAAACTGATCCCCAAGCGCTACATTTAATTTATCAATACTATTTACAAATCCGGCTATATCCTTTTGAGCTACTCCCATAGCACCTCCGGCCTTGGCCATCGATAACAATTCCTTAGTACTGGTTCTGGTATCAATTTCCCCTATATCAATATTAAGTTGCTGTAAAGCCTCCCCTGTGAGTCCTGTAGTTTTCGTAACCTCCGCTAATTGATCGGATAAAATAGCACTTTTCTGTACTGCCTTAGCTAACGGGGCAAGTATTAGTATCCCTGCCCCCATTGCTGCCAATCCTGAGCCCATTAGAGCTAAAGATGAAGTAATACCCTTGGTAGCTGCATTAGTAGTAGTATTCATGCCCGTAATACTTCTATTGTATTTATTGGCATTACGAGAGAAATTATCCCTTATACTAAGGATAATCCCCATTCCTAAACCTCCTGAACCTACTGTAGCCATACTACTTTTTCGCTTTATCTATTTTCTCCTGTTCTCTCTTTTGTTGATCCTTCATCAATTCAATAAGTCTGTCAATTTCCTCAAAGCTCATTTTCTCCAAGGTCTCCAATTGCAAACCATTCAACCCTCCGTAAGCTAGATAGAAATAATTCTCTATAAGTTCGCCTCCGAAGGGAAGAAAAAAGCCGGTGTACCTACTATTTCAATAGTAGCTTGCTCGTCTTTCTTAGGATGATCGATAACCAATAAAGTTTCAATCTCCCCTTCAACTTTTTTAATCATTCCCCTCAAATGCTCAATATCCATCAAAGGCATTCTATCCAGATCAGTACTAGTAACCATTAAGAGCCTTTCTTTTTTATCCTTTATCTCCACATAATTAGGATTCCTCATAGTAATTGGAGTATGTGAACTTCTATCCTTTTTAGAAATATCCCCACTAGCAATCTCCGCAGCACCATCTAACATTTTAAACTGTACTATCTTTTTGGATACGGGTAAAGTTATCCTTACTAACTTATTGATATCAGCATACTCTACAGCATTCAAAGGAACAAGCTCCCCTTTATCATTGGATACTAAGTACGGAGTTTCCTTAAAATCGGTTTCATCAAATACTACTGAGTGCTCACTTTTGGATACTTTATTATCATCTGATTCCCACACATAAGTAAAATTAAATTCAGGCTTGTTATTCAGAGCAAACATTCTAGCCTCCTTCAATATTTTCTTACGGTCTGCTGCTAACAGGTTATCTACATCAGTGGCCGTTATAGATGTCTTGGATCCTATCCTTACTGTAAGGCTCTCAATCATTAAATTGATTCCTTTACCGGTAAGTAAATTTTTATCCTGAGTAAGCATTCTTTGGTGCTCTCCTCGGAGCATCTCTACCTCGCACTCTACGCCCGAGACAAGTTTAAAAGTGTGTGTTAATTCCATTGGTTTTCGTTTTTCGTTCAACCAAAATTAAGAACTTTTAGGACTAAAACAAAAAAGCCTGACATAAATCAGGCTCTTAGGTTGGACGGCATGGGAAAATAAATCCTTATATAAATTTTTGCATTCTAGAAACGCTTAACGTAACTGTTTGAATCATGTTGTCAGAAGTAGCCCTATCGAAATCACCATGAGAAATTTTCTTTACCCATACTTCCCCGAATTCCCAAGCTCCTACAGTAGTAATACCATCTGGTCCTAATTCACGAAGTATACATTCAAATATATACCCTTGTCTGAGTACTCCACCTCCCACTAATTCATCTTGAGCAGCTTTAAATAGATTCCAAGCCCAATTATCGGAACCGTCACTAACAATAAGATTCTCCAATACTAGGTCACCGATAGTCACCATTCCCGGAGTCTTTTCTAAAGTGTTAGCTCCTCCATGAGTTACTTCCTCAATTTCCTTCTCCGGAAGTGTTGCCTTCTGAACAAGAAACTGATTTCCTCTCCCTGGAATCTCGATAGCAAAACCGAAACTTTTTAATGTATTTCTAACTTTAGCGCACATCTTATTTTATATTAAAATTCTTGTTCTGAAATAGACTCCAAATTAACTGATGAATTTGTAATGCTCAATGTCATTACAATAAATTTGTTTGCTCTAATGGGTGAAAATTCAATTTGAACTTTGTATATCCCTGCATCAATATCATCAACAGTATTAAATTCAACATCCTGAATCCTATCTACATTTTGATCCCCTGTATATCGATACTGAGAAATTGCTCTACCTACTATCAATGCATCCAAGAAAGGTCTAATTCTTCTAAACATCTCCCGGAACATTACAGGATCATTAGGATCGAATTGTGATACTTCAGCTAGTGCCTTAATATTTCTATTCATGTGCACTATCAATTCTACTATATTAGCAGCTTTCAATAACGTATCAGCTATTTGTAAAGTTTCATTGCCCCAAAGAACTGGCCCAAAGGTAGGATGATCTATAGTCAAATTCACTCCGGCATTAGAAACTTGATCAGCTTCCGCTAATTTAGCAGGACTACCTAAATCAAACACTACTCCAAGTACATTAGAAATTAATCCTCTAATTCCTCCTGAAAAGGAAAACCAAGGCTCAAACTGAGTATCTTTTTTCGCTATAGCTCCAATTACGTCACCAATCTCAGAAATTTCCTGCTCAAGGCTATTCTCATCCAATATTTTAAGTCCTCCTGTAAATAAGAAAGCGTAAGCACTATCAAATTTAACGTGGGTAAACGGAGTTGTACCATTTCTATAAGCCAAAATACCATCAGTATTAGCCCCTACTGGTGTCCTAAGTAATGCTACCATATCCCCCCTTCCTGCAGGCTCCTTGGTAGGATCAACATAAGCAATCAAAGCAGTATCTACATCAGGATCAGCAATACTTGGAAACGCTATTTTAGTAGCATTCAATACTGCATCAAATGAATTGATACCTAAACTGTCGCTTGGATCCCCTACATAATCGGCAGTCACAATACTTGCATGAACTTGTATTCCTCCTGACATACTATCATTTGCTATAGGAATTACATTCGTAACAGCTCCCATTTCTACAAACCTAGAAATCCCATTAATCTTCAATTTATCCTCGGCAGTTGGAGCCTCAGGAAAATCCTTATACAATTCAAAATTATTTTTATTCTCAGGATCAATTACCTTTATATCGACAACATTAGCACTACCACTAACAGGAGCAGTAATTTCTATAAGAACACCATTGTATCCTGCACCTACTTCTATTGCTGTAAATGTTACAACATCAGCAGTTACTGTAATAGTAATAGCTGCTTTTACTCCATCAATTGTAGACTTATCAGTAATATCAGTATAATGAGCTGCAGGAGAAACCCAAAGCTTTGCTCCTCTCTCAAGGGCACGTTTACAGTATAAAGGAAAATCATCCTCATCGCTCAATCCCCCAAATTTTCTTTTAAAATCATTAAAAGAAGTTGTAAACTCAGGAACATTTTTCAATCCCCTTTTGGTAAATCCCTGTACGGCAGCAATACCTATAGATCGATTATTTATTACCGTTGATACATCCTCTACTTGTACTGTGGTTTTAGCAATTCCGTCGGTTAGTCCCATAATCTGAGTTGTAATTTACTTACTTTGAAAAACAATATTAAAAATTTTCTACCAAACAAACAATTCTTAAGGGTAAAACTTTACTCATTAATTTCTGGTATAATGTCAGTTTGTATGTCTGCAACTGCCGGAATATCTCCGGTACCTGGTACTTGTCTATGCTCAGTTATGAATACATCCACTACCCTGTATTTGTAAACTTTCTCTATTAATTCAGTACTATCTATATCTACTTCATTGGTCAATTCAATTAAAAAGGCATCATTTGGATCAGTACTAAACACAGTTTCATCGAAAATAAACAAGTGCCTCCTTGCCCCTAGAATCCTATCAATTATAGAAGAGATAATTCTCTCTGAGCTAATTTTGTTACAGTAAATCCTTATTTCATAATCAATATCCCTACTACTGTCAGGTAAAAATAATTTATTATACACTGCTGATCCTTCTCCCTCTACTCCACTTACTAAATCGAATTCAATTGAAGGGAATCCTCCGGTAGCTCCTACAGTTTTCCCCTCTCTAGATATATTGATCCTATTCATTCGAATTCCAATTTTACCATCCATAGGACCTACTCCCATACAATCAATTAATTCTTTGGTTTCGTCAGACTCAATAGCATCCTTAGCAGCTTGGTAATCCTCCTTTGCAGAAAGAGTAGTAATATCCGGAAGGTTTCCTCCTGCAACAAGTTCTAATCTAAGTAACTCGAAAATTGTCCTGTCTATATCTGTAATTGTCATAAGCTCAATGAACCTTTAAGTATTATATTAAAAGATTTATCACTTCGTATAAATCCCTTCATTTCATCCAATGTAGGTTTCCACAAAGGCCGTTTAGGAATATTCCTACCTCCAAATTCGTGAATCTTTGCAATATTAGCAATTATCTCACCGTCTTTATTTCGGACAGTTCTCCGTACTCCTACAAAAGCAGTACTCCCTTCAGTAAAACTAGTAATTGATTGAAAATAACTACTTGTCGCAATTAGTATATTTCCACTTAGTCCACTCCTCGCTTTCTGGGCTATTGTAGATGGCTTCAATGATTCCCATCCTAGATCCTGGTTCCTCATGTGCTTCTTAGCAATCCCCTCGGCCTTACTCCCCATCCTAGTAATGTAAAGTTTTGAAGCCTTATCCATTTTAACCTTCATAGTCTTGGCAACTATTACAGCTTTATTCCAAGGACCGAATTTCCTAGCTCCCATTATATGTTCGGATCAAACCACCCTGCAGGTACGGGTCCTAACAAATCAAATTCCTCCGAAGTAAGTTTGTGTACATCCTTATTTAGTATTTGGACAAACCATTTATCTTCATCCCACTTCTTTATTGGAATAGTATAAGCTGTATCTCCAACACCTTTACAATCATCCCATTTAGGATCAGTACACATACTTTGTGCGACTGTTAAATCGATATATATAATTACCCCCATGTGTCTACTGCAAATTGTTTTATATCGGCAAGATCCTGTACATCTGTTATCAGAGAATCATAAACCAATATTCCTTTTATAACACAACCTCTGAAAGCTCCTCCAATCAACTGCCCTACACTCAACTCCTGAACTGCAGGGAAAAAGTTATTTGTCAAGTTACCTGTCAAGTCAGACGAATCAACAAAATTAGGGGAAAAACTACTTATTATATCCCAACCGGCCCTAAAATTCATTATGTTAATAAATGTAGTTCCCAATGACATTACGGTAGTTTCAGCCATAACTTTAGCTGATCCTCCATCATTAGAAATAAACTGAGTTACATCAACGGCATTATTCATTTGATGGGTAATTCTGGTAGAAACTGTATCTTGGAAGTTAACAGAATTAGTGGCCGTACCACTTATAGCCTCGCCTACAACAATAAAAGTAAAATCCCCTCCGGCCTTGATAGGTGCAGGTAAATCCGAAGTAATCAAAACATCATTTACTGAATCAAATATAAGCCCATTTACACCTAATAAAGGTTTTTGGGTTGTTATCAATTGCGATAGATTGAAAGCACTAGTACCTTTTGCATCTTTAAAAGGACCTACTAATCCTGAGGCATCCACTGTACCATATATATTATCAGTATTTATAATTAACGGTTTGTAATTAAAATACATCTTCAATTTACTATCAGCAAAAGGATCATACCCTGTCACTATTTTAATATTCGCTAATTTCTCATCTCGCTCTACTCTTAATACTACTAAGGATGATAATGTTTTAAATTGTCCATCTTTCCTTAAGCCTATTATTTTGAAAGTTATTCCTTCAATTATTATATAATCCTGCTCTGGATTTATCTTAGGTTGATTATCATCATCAATCAATCCTTGCTCAACTAAGAAATCGTACCCAAAAGTTACGTCTGCTTGACCAAAATCAATATTACCTCCTTCGAAATTCTTTACTTCCAAATCCTCCCCTTCCTCCTCGTACTCAATTAAAGCAGTTAAATCATGCGTTGTAGATACTCTCTCAGAGTGGTCCTCCTGGAATCTATCTAAACTAGAAGTAACTATGACTAATTGAACAGGAACTTGCATGAACGTATCAACTACGTCCCCTATTGCAGCTCTAAACTCTGCTTCCTCCGAATCTAAAACTAAATCTGCCATTTAACACTTACTTAAATCATGCCACTTAAAAGTATTCACCGGATCCGTATATATATCAACAGCTAAACTACAATCCTCACATATATCAAGTATGAATCCCATAGCCCTAGCCTTCCTGTAAGCTTCTTTCTTGAGCCAAGTAAGTAACTTGGATGTATCCATACCCATAAAGCCTCCATCGGAAGCCTTAGCCTGTGCAAACTCAGCCTCGGCACTACCGGCCTTAGCTTTCTTCAAGAACTTACTACCTGTAGGCGCTGCACCTTCCACACCTCCTACATTTCCTACTGTTTTCCTGAATATCATATAACATGAAGTTACATCTGCAGTAAGACTCAACTGGTCACTATCGTAATTACCCTCATCCTCAATCTCCGGATCCGTTAACTCCTTTTTTTCAAACGGTACTTTTAATGAGTGGAATACTTCATCCCTCAGTCGATTAATCAAATCATCCTCAGTCCCATCAGTTAGAACAAACGGTAATCTATCCTGTACTCTTTGTATGATTGTAGCTGCCATGACGTTAAATTAAAAAATGCTTCCCACTAAATTAGTAGAAAGCATCCAATTTTCAAAATATTTTAAATAGTGAATTTACTTATTCTCCTTGTTTTTGTTCGAATTAGTAGCAGGTTTTTCCTCCTTTACCTCCCCAAGATTCACAAGTACTTTAGTTTTCAGACAAGCCTTGATAAACTCATCATCCTTACTAACAACCTTCACCTCATCACTTAGAATAAAATTCTCTTTACTCCTACCCTTCTTTACTGAAGTTGAATTGTCTCTTAATCGTACTCGTATTTTAGTCTCGGACATAATACTTATTTTCTAGCTTCCTTGATATCTTTTAATTTAGCTTCAACCTCCTCAGGTTTTGCGGATAAAAGATCATCAATAACTGTATTTAGGTCTGCGTTAGTAGTTCCTAAATCATTTACCTCAGTTTCCAATTCCCCCATCAAAGTTTCAAGTTCACCTTTCGAAGTTTCTAACTCCCCTTTAGAGGTTTCCAAATCATTAACCTTAGTCTCCAATTCCTCCTTATCAGTTTCCAAACCTTCTACCTTAGTAGTTAAATCTACGTTCTTCTGCTCCTCCTTTTTTAAAAGATCTTTGGCAGCTTTATCATTAGCAGTAGCTTTGGACTTATTAGCTGCAATAGATTTCTCGAACTTGTCAAAGGCAGTTTTATTAGACTTTACAAGTCGGTCATTTTTCACAGCTACTCTGATAGCAGGAGTTTCCTTAACTTTTACTACAGCTTTACCAACAACCTTCACTCGATCAACCGGATCCCAATATATAGTAGTACCCTCCCCTAATTTAACGTAGTACCCTTCAGTTTTTTCGTCGTTCTCAGCCATTTTTTCGCAATTTAAAAGTTATATTAAAAACAACCTCAGATAAGAGGCTGTTAATTTTTAAAGTTCAATTTTTTATTTTTCATAAGCTTCACTAATTCTCTCATCCACATCCATAAATGCAGGGAACGGAGTAGCCACTTTCGTAGTAGATTTATCAAGCAAAACTCTTGCATCCTTTCGGATAATTGCAAACCCTACATGATCAGAAATCACCATTCTAATTTCCTGCTTATCAATATCCCTTGCTCTTTCAACCATCAACCCTTTATACTTCAATTTAGCCATCGCTCTAGCTTGAGCTAAGAACATAACTTGATCTGCAGGTAAAATGTGAATATCATGCTGCAAAGTAGCAGGAACTCCAATTAAACTCTGTAATGAAGCCAATCTAGTTGGCCCATCAAATCCCTGGTATTCTGGTAAAGTATCGATATCAATTCCATCGTCTTCCCCTGTAATCATTCTATTAACTTCATGTTTCAGTCTACGCATCCTGGTAACTACCCCTTTGATATCCTTAAAGGTAAAACTAGTTCCATCCAAAGTACCTACAACTGGTGAAGACTCAGACCCATTAGATTGCTCCCCGTTCACTAAAACATTCATAGCCTCAGTATCAGTACCAATACTCATATCAATACCTACTTCCTCCAAAAATATCATCATTAAATCCATAGTAGAAGCATCCACTAACTCATCAGTAATACTAAAACCGGTTCCAATTTTAAATACAGTTGCCTCCTTTTGACCAAATTTAACTGATCCCATAGGAATAGAACCTCCTTCAGAAATTCTCTTAGGAAAAGCATCCCCTCTAAGGATATTTGGCATAGTAATTTTACGCTGTGAAATGTTTTGAGTAGTAGCGATCCAATTTTGGTGTAATGATCCTCCCTCGTACCCAATACGGATAGCATTAAGTATAAGCTCAGGAATAACAAATCTAAAATCATCAGCAATATCACCGGTATTAGCCACACCAAGCCCCATTGTAGTATGCTTTATCAAAAGCTGTTCAATATCACCTATATTAATGTGGTTTACTCCACAAGCTTCTGCAGAAGCCATAAAACTCATACTTTGCTTATAAATACCTAACGACCTCATCCACGTATTTACAACGTTTTTACTCTTTATACCATAATATAAATCCAAAGCCTCCTCTAAAGGGATATCATAAGCAACTATTTTATTCCCCCTTGCATCTACCGATCCTCCAGATCGAGTAGAAATAACCTGCTTAGAAAAATCAGCTATGGAACGCTCCATACCGTCCTTTACATCATTCTCAGTGAAATCAGATAAATCTCCGGCTTTCAATTGATTGAAGTGCTTTTTAAGTTGCTTTAATTCAAGTTTCATAGCTGTATATTATAAATAATTTTTGTTCAGTTTAATTAATTCTCAACCTAATTATGCATTAAGTTGTAAAGGACTTTTAAGGATTCCAATCCTTAACACATCCGTATCCCCACCTCCTACTAAAACAATAGCAGAAACAAAATCGGCAGCAGCAACAGCAACATACTGAGGAAGTCCTTCAGCATCTACAGTACCAGTAGGTTTAACAAAAACTCCGGCTGCAATTGCGCCCGAAGCAATAGCTTTCATATCACGTGATAAATTTACCTCTACAGAAACATCCTCACCGGCAACGGCATCCTGCTTTAATACACCAATAGGGTAATCAGTCCCCGAATCTCTCTCAGAAACTTCATTATCCCCAGACATAAAAACCTCCTGACCTTCTTTTAGATCATCTTCTCCTGCAGCAATAGCAAAATTAAGAGCTAAAAGACCTGGCTGCATAAAAGGACTTAAAGTCTTTTGTTTAGTTTGAATAGTTCCGGTAAGTGACATAATATCAGTATATTAATAGTTCAAATTTTTATTTTATAACCTACTAGCAGTAGCTAAATTAGGCTTAATTTCTTTTTTACCTTTATCTCCTCCGTCATCCGAAGCAGACTTCAATTTAGTTATTTTAGTTTCGCACTCTGGGCAAGATATACCAAAGCTTCCAACTAGGTCACCTCCGTATTTCGTAACTAATCCCTCAAGGTCTCCAAAATTAGCCTCCTCGATTTCTTTTACTTTCGCCTCTTCCTCAGTATCATCCCCTAAGGAAAGTTTGTATACTTTTAACGCTGATTTTCGAGTCCTATCAATTAATGTAGTAGCAAGCTCTACGTTATCTTTGTTACCCTCAATTGTGGTATTTAATTCGGTTACTTTATCCGTTGATGTTTTCAACGAAGTAAGAGTTTCAGAAATTTCTTTAGCTTCAACGATCACTTTCCCTTCAACACCTTCAAACCCCTCAACTTTTTCCAAAGTATTAATTTTTTCAAAATCAGCTACTTTAGTCTTCAATGCAGAAAACTCCTCCAAACTCTCTAAAGATACTTTTTCAAGTTTCTCCAAATACTGCTCCTCGGTTAAATCTGCTCCGAATTTGATTGCTAGGAATGCTAAAATCTTTTTCATCTCGTCTTCTTTTGGTGGTTCATTATGACTAAAACCATATATCTTACTTGACAAAGGTGCGTTAAACTTTTGATTTAAACAAGCCGAAATATAATATTTTTTATTTTTGGAATAACAACTAGCAGAAAATTCAGCTTCATTGCTGAAGACTCTAGTCTTATCCATATTTATTTTCTTTCCTTCCTCATCCAGTTTTCCTGCAAAAGGATCAGCTCCCATAAATACTAAAGAACTTTCAAAATATTGAGTGATTTCCGTAGCTATTCTACGTACCATTTCATCATCAATAATAGTACCTACTGCTCTTTCGAATTCCCACTCATCAAAATTCCCGTCATTAGTCTCGAATTTATGTGAGGGTTCCCAATCAAATTGAACAGTAACAGAGCTACTATCAATTGTACCATCCTGTACATAAGCAGCAATCCTCGTATTGAGTTTAGTATTTATTTTATATACACCGTCTAATCCATCAGGTACTACGGTTCCATCCTCCGCAGTAAATCCTTTTGTGAATTTAACTGCTTCAATCTTACCTATCATGTTATTCACATCATCCAAGTCATGATTTATGAATGCCTGTACTCCTTCTAATAGGGACGCTGATTTTTTAAGAACTCCTTTTTTGGTGAAATCTGTAGCTCTCCAAGTACCTCCGGCCACAATCGTAGCACTTAGTAATCGAAAAGGAACACGGATGTAATTTTTATCATTGAGTATAACATCAATATCCTCATCCGTTACTTTGTTCATGTCGGCATTAGTACCAAACCAACCAAAACTCTTAGCCATTGCTTTAAATGCCTCCTTATCTTTTGGGGACTCAAGTTTATTCCTCTGTAAAGCTAATGTAAGTTTTAATTGTTTTTTAAGCATAATCCTCAGATTGTTTTACAATATTAGGACTTTTATGTTAAACTTCAAAATTAGGAGATAGTTTTAGGTAATTACCCCTTAGATTACACCGTTTTAAATAATTAAATTAAAGTGAATTATTGGATTAGTCTTCTACGGTAATTCTACATCCCTGGTATAGTTTAAAATACATGGTTTGAGTTACTATAGCGTTAAAACTGTTGGTTCCTCTGAAGGTTACTTCTGCGTAAATACATTCCTCCTCTGGTTTCTCTACCATTCTTGTTTTTACGTGCTCAAAACTATCGGGATTATTTAAAGACTCCTCAATTTTCCAATTCACCTCATTAAAGTATCCACCGAGTTCGTAATAACCACACGACTCTTTAATACTTTTCATTAGTAGTTCCGCTTTATACTCTGGATCATTGTTCCTGATTTCATTTTCCTTTCTTATTTCAGCGTTAATAGCATCTAACCTATCCTGCTCTGCTTTCTCTTCTGCCTTCTCCTTCGCTTTTTGAATCCTGGTACTTTCTCTACCTCGCTCCATTGCTTCATTCCATCTATCACACCCAGATAAACATAATACTATTAATACTAATATTACTCCACTCTTTAATTTCCTGTACATAATAGCAACTTTTTATATGCAAGATAATGAAAAAATATAAATACGGCGGTATAAATACGTACGTAATTATACGCACAAAAATTTTCCTTTTATATTTAAGCAATGAAGGGAAAGATTACGCCAAAGCAGTTGGAAGTATTAAAATTATTGGCAAATGGTTATTCTAGTGAGGAGATTGCAAAACAACTAGGTAATAGCAATAGGACCATAGACTCAATCCGAAGAGATATGCTTAAAACATTCTCAGTAAACAATGTTGCTCACCTGATAGCCTGGGGATTTAGAAATGGTTATTTGGAATTAGATTGAAAGCTAAATAGTATCCCCTTCAGGATTATCAATTCTGTTTCTTATGTTTTTGACAACTTTACCTTTCTCAGTAAGTGGGGCAGGTGGCTGTAATCCTAAAGCGTTATAAATATAGCATATCATAAAATCATCAAGCTCGGAGTCTAAATCCAATCCAACCATTTTACCTGTATATTTACACCTATAAATAGGATAAGCCCAATCCGTATCATCTATGAGCATACAACCGTCTGCCTCTAATATGGAAATTAACTCATCCCACGTCTGCATAAGAATAGATTTTTTCTGAAATAGTAACCACAGAAGACTTTTTCTTTACTTTCAATCCATTCTCCTTAGAATACTTACTTTTAGCATTCAACAAAGCCACAAAAGCTTTAGGTATTTTATTAAATACTTCCTCTTCAGTCTTACCTTTCACAAGTACACCTTCATGGCCTCTCACTACTCCGTAAAATGAATCGTTATCAGATTCCTGTATAACGACCCCCGTAAATGATATAACAGTATCGTCTTTCATAATGCTCGTTTTAGATATTAAAGATAGTCATTTCTAACTATGAACGCAAATATAACAGATTATTTTAATAAGTACCAAAATTATATATCTCCTCACGCGGCAAGTAGTTCCTGAAATGTTAACGGGTGCTTACAGTTTATTAGTGCCAAGTTAAACCTCTCTCCATCTTCTAAAGACCTGGTATTATAACGAAATACAGATTCATCTACATACTTCGGTAAATGCTTCTCAGAAGTGGAATGATAGGTTCCTATTATTCCTCTCTTAAATAAACTCCAAAAACCTTCTATAGTGTTTGTATGAATCCTACCATTCACATACTCACCTAAGTTATGATTAATTATTGAATGATCGGAAAAGTTTTTATTTATTCCGTTATAGGCTCCAAACCCATCAGTTATAACATGAGCACTTTTATTTATATACTCGTTTAAAACTGGTTTGATTGTTTTACCCTGGGCTTTTTTCAAAACCTTACATTTCACCTTTCCTCCACGCTCTAACATACCTAATACAGGTACTTTACCCTTTGACCCTGTTTGAACACCTTCTTTATGGATCTCCTTTCTTTTTGAAATTGATTTATTCCTTGTGTGGCCTCCTACATAAGTCTCATCTACCTCTACTTCATTACTTAATTTATCGTTGCTGTCTATTGCAAAGCAATTTCTTATCCTGTGGAGCATAAACCAAGCAGTTTGCTTGGAAACTTTCAAATGCCTCCGGAGTTGCAGAGAAGATATTCCTTTCTTCTCTACTGTAATTAACCATATAGCCATAAACCACTTCGTTAACTTGATAGGGGAATTATAGAATATAGTTCCATGCCTGACATTGAAATACTTGTTACTGTTCTTACACTTGTACCGGCGGTTTTTACATTTATAAATTTTAGAGTCGGGATCAAAAGGAGAAACCGGATTCCCATTCCAAATAGCTTGCTCTAGTAACTGTATACATTGAGCCTCACTATGGAAGTTATCAAATAACTCCATCAACGACTCTAATATGGGTAAATTGGATGATTGTAAGGACTCTATTTCCATGATTATTATATTTAGATGTTACCTTATAAATATAACAATTTAGAACAAGAAAAACAAATAAAAATTACTGTAAATGCCTGACTATTAGTGTAATGTAGTAGGTAGTTACCCTAAACTAATCCACAGCTACTATAACATCTCTACATCCCGGGTGGTAGGAAGGTAAATCAATACCTGCATTCTCCAATTGTTTATCGCTCATTTTCTCCACTTCCGAAGATTTGAATAAAGCAGTGATAAATGGCTTAGTTGATCCTACATCTTCTGGACCTGCTGCCAATTCATCCTCAATTCTACCAAAAGTAGTTTCTATACTAAATGTCCTATCCTGCATAGCTGCACAAAAAGGACATTGACGTTCATCATTTACCCCTACTATTTGATACCTCTCTATTCCGGCTTGCCTTAAATAATTTACATGGGAGTAATTTCTCATCTTATTAACACTAGTATCGATTACTCTCCGGATCTTATAATCCTCAGCTAGTAACTTATCTCCGAATCTAGCTCTGAATTTTTTAATTCCATCTTTATTATTCCCTATTGGAGTATCTCCATTAATATACTCATCAATGATGAACTCATTTATTCTCCTCCTGGTATCCTTATCCCCCATGAATTTACCTAAATAGAATCCATCGGAATCCTTGAAATAATCAATAGCTCTCGCATCAGCTAAATTGAAAGTTGGATCTGGAATATCTTTGATAGCTCCGAAAGGTTTTTTACTTTTTCTATAAAACTGATATATCTCATTTACCCAACGCTTAACAATCTTGGTCTGCTTAGCACTAAACTCACTATTCCAGTTCTTGAATAAATGGAAAAATATGACATCTTCTACCCTTTTTTGACTTGCGTTTTTAGGTAACCTCCTTAATTTATTGGTAATAATATCCGTTACATTCTTTACAGCCTTATTATACAGGGCTTTAGTGTCCTTATCATAATTGAACCTAAAACTATCAAACTTACGGTCTCCTGAAGGTGCATAACTTTCCTGAGCCTGATTACTATGAAACTCACAGCAATCCATACTATACTGAAATTCCGGTGAATTGCATCCCATCTCATCCAAAAGTCTTTCAATAGTTACTTGATTTTCTTCAGTAGTGCCACCATCTGTAGGATCCCTTTCTACATCTTCATCATCTTCCTCTATTTCCAAGGTTCTAGGTTCCTCCTGATCCGGCTCCTCAATATTCATTTCATTTGCAAAAGTACTTTGACTAATTAATCCTTGATCGTATTGTTTTTTTAAATTATCAAATTTCTTAGACTTAGCATCCTCATCCCGTACCCTATCTCCGGTAACTGGCTTCTCAAGTTCAACCTCCTTAATCAAATCCTCTCCGAATCCTGCCAATAGTAATTCCAATTCAAACAACCACCTCATATAAGCAGCTACTAACATCTGATAACTTTCTATCTGACTACCCATTTTCAGTAAAATAACCCTCCCAAAAGTTTCCGTAGTAGTTGTATTCCTTCCTACCATCGACGGATCAGTTTTCAATCCCCCATGTACATTAGCCTGATTTATCCCATATATATCCGAAGAATTCTTTCCATCCATTCCCAAACTCTCCAAACTAAATTCATGGCCATCCTTGAATCCAACTACCAATCCTTTGGATACCGAGTTTTCCAATTGCTTTACAGCATCATCCAAATGAGTATCTAATCTGGTCTTAAACTCATCATCAGTTTCATTAGACCTTTTCGAAGGTGCTTGGAGTAATACTTGAAGAAATCCCATCATTCCAAGCTTGTTCATTATAACCTTGAAATTCTCAATCATATCCTTTTGGATGAGCAACGGGCTTATAGCTGCCAAAAATGGAGGCATTGCATAAGGTTTTGTACTTATCCTATCGAGTGCTATATATTTATAGGTAATCGTACTCAACTTAATAAGTCCTGCAGTAAGGACTTTGGTATTATTAATGGCTATATTAACCCTTTGGTGGGGTAAATACACATCCAATTTTCTATCCTTAACAAATCGGATTTCTTTAACTGGCACCATGTTCACACACTCGATTGACATAACCCCTCTTTCTATCTTTATGGTTGCCTCTGCTGATATTGCCCCATTGATTGCAAGTTGTCTCAACAAATCTCCTTTCAATGAAAACAACCCTATCCCATAAGGTGACCACTTTTTACTAGCGGTATCCAAATGATCTAACATCAATTTAGACTGTTCTTCACTTACGGTATCTTTGAATTTTATTGTGTGTTTGGTATTCCCGAGCCTCACTATATTATCTACAGCGAAAGATACATCTGAATTATGAGCAGCTAAAAACTCCAAACTAGCTAAAAATTCTAACATAAAATCAGGTTCTAGCTCGGAAAACAATCCTGCTAAACTCCCGAGACCTGTATCGTTATTATCTATGGAACTCCTTCCTGCTTTAGTAGGCCTTACCACAGCCGTATTATCTACGGCTAGTTGTATTTCTTGAATTGGTTTCTGCTCAGTAACAACTTGAATTTCTTCAGTTTTGCTCTCTTTAGAGGCATTTTTCCATGAATATTGAAACTTTTCCCACCAATTCATAATAAAAAATTTTTTTCAAATATAGTAAATTTCTACCTAAATGGCATATCCCCTTTGTACTTTCCTGGATTCTTCCTCACTTCATTAGTGATACAGGCTGCTAAAATAGAATCATCGTTATAACTAGGTCCTTCCTTATCCTCATACATACTGGCTGCCCTCCCTATTGACATTTGTTTACCTAGTGCTATCGGTTTTCCATTCTCATTGTAAATGAAATTATAAGCTTCCTGTACAAAAAACGGGTTATTCATTTCTATCAGATCATCTGTGAGATCCTCGTCCATTCCGGTAATTATTTCATGTCTGGATTTTCCTGTAGTTATCCAACCTTGAATTAAGCTTTCCCCTCTTTCGAATTCATCCAACTTCATAGCTTTCTTCACACTATTGTAAAGGTTCGGATAATAATTCTCCTGAATTACTTGAGTTACTCCTTCCCCAATAGCATTTACTTCCGGCGCTAACCATGCAGTACCGTATTTATATCCCCACTTCATTAGGAGATGGGCAAATTTCCCAATATGTATTTTTCCTTTATAGCAAGCGTACTCCTTCCCATACTGATCCATAATACTAAATGTACTATAATCCCTGGATCTACCTGTAGCAACATCAGCTCCTATTGTAAATATTAGGTTTCTTGTTTTCCCTGTTCTTGGACAAATATCAGTTTCAGCAAACTCATGATATACTAACAAATCCCCATCCATTAGGGAATCAATTGGAGCCTTATCATTCAGTCTATCCTCAATAGCTCGTATCTTAGCAAGATCAAATACATTGTATCCGGAAGAAAGAAAATCACAATCTATTTCCTGAGCTGTTCTTTTCATACCCAACCTTGAGGAGTTTTCCGTATACCAATCCATATCCCTATCTGGGTGCATTTTCCAATTTAATAGTATTGGGTTGACTAGTTTAGGCTTCTGTATGGCATCTACCCACATTTGATGAAAGAAGTTACCCACACCGTAAGCAGTACTCAATAGGATAGCCCTTCCACCTGTTGCTAAAGTTTGCTGAGCAGCTCCCCATATAGCACTAGCGTATTGCTGTATAGCACACTCATCCATTATTAGCAAACTAACCGATTCAGACCTACCGGCATCTTCGGTAGCTGCAGAAACTTGAATCTCCGAACCGTTGGAAAATGCTATCCTGGTAGCAGTGCCTATTTCGGTACTGGATCCATTGGCTACCTCAGCTTTCAAGAATTCAGGCAAGTACCTGTACATCGATTTGATCTTTCGGAGCATAGCCTTGGCTACTTCCATCTTGATCGATATAATCAGAATATTTTTATATGGGTGAAACATTGCAAACCAAAGACAATACGCGCATACAAGTACACTCATTCCCATTTGCCTCGGTTTCAGTATTATGTTATAGGTGTGCTTTAGGAATTTCAGTAATACTGCCTCCTGGAATGGATACAGTACAAAAGGAACTATACCATGCTTCAAACTTACTGTTTTTATGTAGTGGATAATGAAGTAAATAGGATTCCTCTTACACTTCATGTATTCCTTGGCCTCCTTGCCATTCCGAATTAGATTTACAGTAAATACCCTAGCCATAATTTACAGTTGATCTCATTTTCTTAAATTCACCTTCGATAAATTTCTTCAGGTGGTTGTTTTCTAGTAAATAAGTTACATACTCTAACTTGTCCATTCCTATTGCTGTAGGAATATCATCCTCATCCTTATACATCAATACTGCTTGCATAAATTTCATATCATTCAGCTCACTCTTTTTACAGAAACTTTCCCAAAGGATTAACTCCACATTGAAATTTCGACACTTCTCATTCGCTATTTCCCACCTTCCCCACTCTTTATTATTAGCGTAGGATGTAGCTACGGAAGCTAGTGTTCTGTAGGCAATCCTGATATTCTCCTCACAACTACTTTTAAATTCAGGATTTTCCTCCATATACTCCTCCACTACCCTGGGAGCAGTTCCGGCATTGTAACAGGATTTAGAAAATCCCAAGCCGTTCCTCAATGACAATAATATTACTTTTTCCTCTCCATCCTTCATACTAGACAAATTTTTTTATCCTCTTCGGTTTACAAAATTAATTTTAAAAAACTCAATGAACTCCTCATACTTATCAAGTGGTACGGCTTTCCCTTCTTCCTCATTTAACACAAAAACAGGATCCAACCAATCCTCCATAATTCGTACTGCAGGCGCCGGAAGATTTTTAATGAGTACATACCCTCGACTTTTATCTATTATCTGCAGCATTCTGTACATCAACCTTACACCTGCGAATATAACTCTACCAGAAAGCCCTCCTTGACCTTCGCAGTAGGTCATTAGTTGGTCAAAATCCAACTGCTTTTTATCAATAACCGAAGTGAATTCCTCAATTATTTTAATATGACTAGACATGCAAGCAGGACAACCCTTGGAAGCTTCATTCCCTTTAACTCGGAAAAACTCCAAAAGTCAACTAACCTCTCTTCAAAGGTTAGTTGACTTTCTTGTAATTGTTCTTTCAATGTACTCATTTATTCGAGCTTCATTTTAAATTGTGAGTTATCCTTTTTCGGTGCTGTTTGTGGAGTAATATAAGCAGCCTCACATCCCTCCTTATATTCATGATCCCTATACAGAATTACTTCATTTTCCAACTTCACTCCTTCGGTAAAGAAATGTTCATAGTTCCTTCCCATTGATCTACCCTTTTGGGTGTGTTTATCAAATGCATAATCTGGAATTTTCATTTCATGTCCTGTACCTTTCCACCTATCCCAATAAGTCCCAAGGGCATTATCAACTAGTCTGGATTTCTCAGCTCTAACTAGTAATAGAACAGCGTGAGTCAATTGAAGTCTTTGTGCTCCATGCTTACCTCCATTTGCATCATCCTTTTTCTTCTGTACTTTGTAACAAACATACAAAGCTTCGATTACTGCAGGAAGGTTTGGTTCAGCAAGTCCAATGTCCTCACTTACAATTATCCTGATTCTTTTCCATAAATACTCATCGTACCTGGAAGGTTTTGGATTTTGATTAAACTCATAAAGTTCAATCATCCAATGCATCGCTGCATCCTCATCGCCTCTCCTGATCGCTTTCTGAAATGCACTTGACACTTCAAAGAACTCGTGACCATTGGCGGTATTTGCCGGTTTTGCCATAATTTTAAATTTAATTGTTTAGATGTTACTGATACGAAACTACGTATTTTTATATTAGTATTAAAATTTTTGTTTCTTAATTTATCCTCCTCACTTCCACTGCATACTCAGAATCATGTAGCCATTCCCTGAATTTCTTACTAGGGTTGGATAGAACATATTCCTTGATAATGGCTACAGTATTCCCCTCCACTATTAGGCCGTCAACTTCAAAGAATTGTCTTTCTTCGCAAACATTCGAAAGATCTACAATCTTTTGGTATTGGTCATGTGTAAATGTTGCCATTACTCTTACTTAATTTTTTCGTGTACAAATTCCACTATTTCCTCCATAAATTCCCCGTCCCATTCCCTGCCTTTGTGGAGCTTCTCAAATTCATTCGTAACCTCCTGAGCGAATTCATACATTCTGCCTGTACCTCCCTCATCGAAAACTTTACTCAGTTGACTTTTATACTCAAGGTGACAATCCTTCAAATCTGTATCGGCTTGCTGTAACATTGCCTCTACTACTTCATGATGAGTTTCATACCAAGACTCGAAACCATTGGGGAATCTTTCATCCTCCAATTCAACTATCTCAACATCTACTGATACTGAGCACATATTATCATTTTCTTCTCTTACCCAATGTAGATACTCTCCCAAATATTCCATT